TAATCGTGATGGCCTGGTGTCTTCAGAGTGATACCGACGATACCAATTGCAGTACCTGCGGTTGCATATACGTAGTGCTCAACAAGCACAAGGATCTTCTTATCCATGGATCTCCTAATGTGTGGGGTTAGTTCTTATCCTTGGGGTTACGAAGTCGAAACGTCGCAATCCACAAGAATAAGGATATAAGAGTAGCATCGCCAACAACTGTTTTGGCGCTACCTGTAAGGACTAACCATGCTGAGAAAAGACCTACAAAAGTCCAAATCTGGTTAGCAAGGTCTGCAAATAGGGATTTAAGAAACTTCATTATTACCTCTTTCTAAAGCGAGCAACTGCACCAACGGCAACAGTTATTACTAATATCTTTTTGGCTTTCTTTCTAGTAACAGGAGACATGTCATTGCCGATATTTGCCATAGCGACAAATGCGTGATTGAGTGCTTGTGCTCCAGGTACTGCTGCTATTGCTCCTGTTACTGGTGTCTCGATAACTGGAACAGCAACATCTGGTGCGTTAAACGAAGCGCCGCCTGGTTGTCCGATAAATGTGTCCGCAGTAGTAATCGCCTCTGGAGGAATTGGAAGGCCAGATCCTGGAGGTGGTGCTGGAGGAGTTAATTTTCCATCTTCTTGAACAACTTGTGGTGCTGATTGGGTACCAAAGAATTGGATACCGCCATTCTCAACGCCCTTAACGTCCACTTGTACGTGAGCAACAAGAACTTCTGCAGGAGCAGGCTTTGGCTTATCTGTAGGAAGTTGAGCGGCACTGTTAGGAACTATGCCAATATCTTTTAAAGCCTGGATTACAGTAGGAGCCAAGTACTTCTCTGGAGCAACTGCAGGAACATATGTTTCTGCGGTAGTCTTATCTGTCACTACAACAACAGGAGGTGCTGGTGGAGGAGTTGGAGCAGGAGTTGGAGTTTGAGTCTGCTTGGCCGCATCAGCAGCAGCCTTGGCAGCGGCTGCATCCGCAGCAGCCTTAGCATCAGCAGCGGCTTTATCAGAGGCGGCTTTATCTGCGGCGGCTTTATCCGCTGCAGCCTTATCTGCTGCTGCTTTTGCATCTGCAGCAGCCTTATCTGATGCAGCCTTAGCATCTGCTGCAGCCTGTGCATCCTTTGCTGCTTGTGCTGCTGCTGCATCTGCTGCAGACTTTGCATCAGCGGCGGCTTGAGCATCTTTTGCTGCCTGGGCATCAGCGGCTGCTTGTGCTGCTGCTGCATCTGCTGCCGCTTTTGCATCGGCTGCTGCCTGTGCTTTAGCAGCGGCTTGTTGTGCAGCCAGTTTATCTGCAGCCGCCTGTGCTGCTGCATCAGCAGCGGCTTTATCTGCTGCGGCTTTTGCTGCGGCTGCATCCGCAGCGGCTTTAGCGGCAGCAGCATCAGCGGCAGCCTTGTCAGCAATCGCTTGTTGAATAGTTGTAGTTGATTGAGCAAGAGTTGTTGATGCTGTATTAGCCGCCTGAACCGCTATATCTGCTGCAGCATTTGCTGTGTTGGCATCTCTTGTAGCAGTTGCTTGTGCTACCTGTAAAACGGTTTGTTGTACTGCAAGGTTTGATTGCGCATCTGTTAAATCTTGCTGAGCAAGTGTTAGGTTGTGCTGAGCAACTGTTAAATCAGATTGCGCTTGGTCATAAGCAGCCTGTGCGTCTGTAATTGCCTGTGTTCCAGCGGTAAGATTGTTATTAGCAGCGCAGTATGCATCCCACGCAGTATTACGAATTGCTAACTGAGCATCGTATGCAGACTGAGCATCAGCAACAGACTGAGCAGTGGTTGCCACTGTTGCCTGTGCAGTTGTCAATGTTTGAGTGGCTGTGCTGAGAGTGGCTTTAGCATCTAAAACATTTTGTTTAATAGGGTCAAGTGCAGCAACTGCTGTAGCAGCAGCCTGTACTAATACAGGGTCTTGAGTAGTAGTTGTAGTACCAAAAGCACTAGCGCCAGGAGTTGTGAAGTACCCAGTTCCGTTTGCTGTAGTAATTCCCCAACCAAGAGTTACCCCAGCACCACCACCATTTTCGTAATACCAAATAGTAAGTTGTTGTGTTTGTCCACCAGTTACAGAGTAAGTTGGACTATAAGGGCTCCAGGTTAATCCTTGGTCTCTCCAGTTACTTATTGCTAAAGTTCCATTGACATAAAGTTTGGATCCATCATCTGAGTAGATAGCATACTTAACAGAAGTGGCATCTGTTGGAACGGTAATTGTTCCATCAAAACGGATGATTACATGGTCCGCTAAACCAGAATTCAATACAACACCGCTACCCCAGTTAAACGCAATGTTAGGAACGGTAGTGGTAAGAATAGGTGTTTGATTAGCAATAACAGGGGCTGCGCCATTTGTAGCACGATAAACAGTCGCTGTTACTCCATTAGTTGTTGTTGTGACAGTAGATGCCGCAGCAGCGGCTTGTGCCTGTGCCGCAGCATTTGCAGCATCTGTAAGTGCCTGTTCTTGTGTAGCAACTTGAGTTGTTGCAGAACCCACAGCGGCTTGAGCAACTGGTACTGCAGCAACTGCTGCATCAGCGGTGGATTGGGCAATTTGTAGGGTGCTTGTAGCAGTACCAAGGTCTGAGTTTGATTGATAAAAAGTGTTCCCTGTAGAAGTAACAGCATCTTGTAACCCAGGTAAAGCACCTTGTGCCGTTGTCAAAGTTGTTTGCGCACTTGTTGCTGTGGCAGTGGCGGTATCAACTGTAGATTGAGCAACAACTACTACTGAAGTTTTATCTGAAACTGTGGCTTTAGCAGCGTCTACACCAGCCTGAGCCACAGGGACGATTGCCGCTGATGCTTGAGCCGTAGTTAGGGCGGTTGTGGCATCAGCAATTGCTGTTGTTGCGGTATTGATTGCAGTAGTAGCGTCCGTAACAGCCTGCTGAGCCACAGGAAGTTCTGCCACTTTAGTGGTTACATCAGGGATTGCTTGAAGAGTGGTAGTAGAGTTATCTACAGCAGTCTGCACCGTGGAGGTAGCAGTATCAATCTTGGAGGCTATCTGTGGCAGAGTTATGGTGGAAGAAGACGCGTCGCTTGGAGCAGGAGTTGGCTGAGGCAAAGCAGATTGCGCTGAACTATCAGAAGGACTGGAAGAAGATGCTGGATTTGGTGAAGGCGATGGACTCTGCGTTGGAGCGGGAGCAGGATTTGACGAAACGGTTGACGAAGAGCCTGATAAAGAAGAAGTAGATGGAGTCGTGGATGTGGTTGGTGCTGGTGTTTGCTCTGTTGTTGATGATTGCGCTGCTGCTGCGCTATCTGATGACGTGGAAGCCGCTACAACCGTGGAAGTATCAACAACCGTGGGAACAGCAATCGGCTGAGGCTCAGCGACGATCGTTGAATCGGTTGATGGAGCAACAACGGGATTTTGAGTAGCATCATCTGCATGTGCAGAGGTAGCAAAAGACAAGCAGAAGAGCGCTGCTCCTCCACCTAAACTTGCTGTGATGATACGTTTGCGTGAGTCAGATTGTGCTGCGAATGTACGCAGTGGTTTCAACTATTCCCCTCGGAACGTTAATGGCCTCGCTAAATTATAGCGGCTTCCAATTTTTATTCACGATGAAGTTTTCTCCTCCAGAGTTAACAGACTCACCTTCAACTCCTCGTCCTGGAGAAGACCACGTAACAACTGATGGATTTGCTACAGATTTAATCATTGGTGGAGCATATTGAAACTCTTGTTTAATTCCACGACGTTGATTAACCATTAGAGTTTTACGATTAAGTTGCTTACTCATGCTGGTGAACCACCTGCAGCACCTGCTGCACTTGCTGCTGTTCCACCTTCACCCATGCCGTTAGCAGTTCCAAGACCCATTGAATCTTCGTGCGCTTCTTGTGCTGGTGTTTCACTTGCTTCATCTGAGGTAGAGGTTACAAGATTGCCAGCAGACATAGCACTTGTCATAAGCGGATATGATGTCCACGCATTACCAATTCCTACATAAGTACCTTGAAGACCTTGACGCATAGCACGGTGTCTTTGCATCGCCTCAATATCGTGAGCCTTTTCAAACTGCTTGCGACTAAGATTGCTCATTTAAGTTTCCTTGATTGTAATTGCCATATTGACCAGCAGGACTTCCATACATACCATTGCTGGCATGTTGGAACTGTTGAACAGAAAGATTGTCAGCGCCCATTAAGAATCTCCTCAGGATCAAAAACTGAAACAGATTTCATCACTAAAGTAAGTCCAACTTCCCGCGCATGATGACCACAGAAAAGAAGTTCTCCTGAGAGTAATTTTGCTCTAACCTTTGCTTGGGCGCCACATCGATCGCAACGATCCTGAGCAGTAAACTCGACGTTTGCCTCAAGTGTGGTTGTCATGGCTTTAGTTTGCCCTCTTTTTCTTCTTGTGTATGGGCATAATATGGGCATAGACGCTCACACTAAACTGTATACCTGCGAACTATGTGGTACTAGATTTGTAGTACCATCAATGGCTCGTCACTGCGAAAAGAAACATATGGAGGATCAATAATGGCTGTCTACGAATACGCCTGTATGGAATGCGATATTACGCAAGAAAAAGAGCGTAGCATTCACGATTCAGAACCAGAGTACTTCTGCGAATCATGCGGCTACGCTCTTACTAGAGTGTTCTCTCCGTTTGGTCTATCTTTTAAAGGTGGAGGTTTTTACTCCACAGATGGACGTAACGTTTAGTTGTAGTTAGGGTCGATTACTGCTGGAGTTGGTGCTTCAGTTGGTACTGAAGCAACGTCCTCTGCAGTTGGCGCAGG